GCCCAGCACCTTGCCGCTCTTGGCCATTTCCTCGGCAATGAAGCGGCCACCGGACATGGCTTCCATGTCGAATTCGATCTTCGGCGGGGTGAATTCCTCAACGGTCGCGGACAATGGCAGGCCTTGAAGGGTGGCCGCAATGGCCTGTCTGACTCGGTTGGTAAACATTAGAGAACGTCCTCCAGGAACTGCTCGATGATTTCATCGCGGGCGTTGAGTTGATAAACCATGTGTTCGTTCGGCGCGTAGCGGCCGTAGTCGATGACGATGAACCAGGTGCCGTTTTTGTACTTCTCGACGCTGTTCAATTCCGGGTGCAGGTACACGCTGCCGCCGGGAATGGTTTCGTCGGCGACCAGGGTTTGCAGCCAGAGCCATGGCTTTCTGCCCGGCCTTGACCAGTTTGCGGCTGATGGCATCTTCCAGGCCGACGTAGCTGATGAACTTGCCGGTGAGGGAACGGTTACCCAGCAGCGAGAACCCGCCGAGGATGGTGCGGGCGTAGTAGCTCACGCCATAGCGATTGAGCAGGTCGCCCTCGGTGGAGGTGTCGAGGATGTTGTACTCGACCACGCGGGAAACGTCCTCGGCGAAGGTCACCTGATTGCCCGGGCTTTCCCACTGCTTGACCTTGGCCAGTGCGGCAATGGCCAGGGAGGACGGCGACAGGAACACGTTTTTCTTCGCCGCCTTGGAGTACACAGACGGCATGTTGTGCACCAGCAGGCAGCGGTCGAAGCCCAAGTCTGCACCGCCCAACTCGCCGCTGTAGGTCACTTGGTCGGCCACCGAAGCGTCCTTGCCATCCAGTACCACACGTGCCTTGATGCGCTTGCCGAAGGAGGCAAACTCACCGGCTACGGCTTTGGTGCCAGTAAAGCCTGGAGCGCCGATGATGGTCAGGTCTTCAGGGACGCTGCTCAGGGCAGCCAGGCCCAGTTTGCGACCGGTGACGGGTTCGTTGCCGCCAATCACATTGTTGATCGTATCGGCCGGGGTGGCGCCCTCCTCCACGATCACCACGTAAACCGGCACCTTCACCACTTTGAGGATCTGGTACACCGCTTGAAACAGCGTGCCCGATTCAGTACCGGTGGGGTCCAGCAGCGCCTGGGTGGTGAAGCTGTTGATGCGAAACGGCGCGTTTTTTGGAATCGACGCATGGGCGTTCGGCGCGGTGCCGACCAGGCCGATCACGTTATCGCCCAGGCCACCCATGGCCTCGGGGGATTCGGTGGCATTGACGGTGATGCCGTTGTGCTCGAAGTTCAAAACCTCAGCCATGATTAGTCAGCCTTCTTGGGGGTGGAGTTGAGGACGCTGGTCAGTTCCAGGCGGCCGGCGGTGCGCAGGGCGGATGCTTCGACGTCGAGCAGTTCCAGCTCCTCGCCGGCGGTAGACCAGTGGCCCCCTCCGATGGGGAATGGGATGAGGACGGTGTAGGTTTGGCGGGTGGGCATGGTGTAATTCTCCAGGTGATAAACGCCAAAGCCTCTGCGGGAGGGGCTTTGGGGAGGCGAAAAAAAACCGCTTTCGCGGTGAGGTGTCAGATACGGTCAGGCAGCGGATAGAGCGCCTTGATTTCGGCCACTTTATCGCGCCAGGCCTTTTCTTTTTCCGGGGTTTCGTCGTATTGCCACTCCAGAAACAGAGGATCGGCCTGAGTCATGTACAGCGTACGACGGGCCGTGATGACCTCTTCGAGCCTGGCATCGCTCTCGGCGGCCTCGCACAATTCGTTGGCGCGAAGTTCGCTGAAACCCAGCGAGATCAACGTTGGGCGATCCGCAGGAACGTTGATAAGTGTTTCGCCCGAGGCCAAAAGCAGCTTTTTGATAGTGCGAGCCATGGTCATACTCCTTTCACCGCATAGCGCTTATCGTTATCCAACGTGTAGGCGGTGTTACTTTCCGGATAGGTTGCACCCAACTCCGAAGCTGTCATCGCGAACGGTTTGACCTTCCAGGAAATTTCATACTCTGGCGTAACCGATCGACTCAGTTCCACTTCTTCATCCACACGACTGTACTTCACAGGCGCCTGGAAACTTTTAGTGACGAGATAAGTCAACCCTCCGCGCAGGTAGCAACCGGACTCCAGCGGCGAGGTGGTAAAAGCACCCGGGGTAAAGTTCAGCCAGATCGGCTTAAGACCGGTGACGGGTCGAACGATACAAAACATGCCGAACTGCGCTTTGCGCGCCGTTTCTCGATACGTTTGAGAAATGCGCTTTATAGTCAGAAAGTTCGCGTCTCCGTTCCAGGGAATACCGCAACCTTCCATCTGAAGGTTCAAACCGGCGACATGAGGTTCAAAATTATTCTTGAACGGGTTCAACTCCTGATTTTGAGCGTAGTTTCTGGAGATGACGATCTCCGTAACGCCTTCCTCATTACCTGGCATACGCCACCAGACAGGGTAAAAAATGTCGGTGGACAGTCCCGTCAGATCAATTTCCTGAGTGTAAGACGCACGGCCATTGATATCCTTGGCTTGCACAGTCGCTCGCCAGGCAGAAAACTGCGCTTGAGCAGCCTCTACACGCGCATCGATTTTGCCGATCTGGTTGGTCACCTCATCGGTGAGTTTATTACACGCATCTACAACTTTCGTAATAGTCGCTTCAATTCCCATCATCAACTCCCTGTCAATTAGTCTTTCCAGCACTTTTGCAAGTGCCCTTACTTTGCTTCCAGTTGCCTTACCCTGAACATTAAATCCACGTGTCGGGACATATTGCCCACTGACGCGGCCGCCATGATCGCGATCTCTTCGCCCAACAACAGGTTCAAGTTGTCACTCCCCACCACAATCGTCACGCTGTCCGCCGGCAACGGCGAAACATCCAACGTAAACTTTTGCAGCACCCGCGCCGCCGCCGCTTTATACGTCAGCAACTTCCCAGCCACGGAATACACTGCCAGCAAGGTTCCACTGGCGAGATAAAATCCGAACTCGCCAATTTCATACTCGCCATCGCCGTCAAACAGCGCGGCCATCCTGAGTTGGTGCTCGCCCAGGTCTTCGTAATCCACAATGGCAACCCGCTGTCGCTCATCGCGCAAGGCAACTTCAGTGCCGTCAGGGGAGTAGCGGCCGGTGCCGGCGCCGATGTGGGTGATTTCGCCTTTCAAGCCCTGGTTCTTTGCCTGCAGCACTTCATCCAATCCCTTGGAGGTGAAGCGCACCAGGCGCGTGATGTCATCTGTCATGGCTGCGCCCTGAGGTCATAGTCGTTAATGGTGTAGTGCCGGGTCACCCCGGTACTGTTAAGCCGGGCAGTCAGCGCCCATTCCGGCAACGCGCCGTCCAGATACAACTCTCCGTCGCTTAACGGAGCTTCGAGAACTTGCGTGAGCGCAAGCTGACCTTCGGTCTCGTGAACAAGGGTGATCGTGGCCTGGTCCCGCTCGCTTTTCGCGGCGTTGATGCGGCGGATCAGCCGATTGTGATCGCCACTGGACCAACTGCGCCCGATGATCGCCTGCACGTCGAAGGTATACGGCGTACCGATGGGTTGTTGCTGAAACCAGGCCCTGATGTCGGGGGTAAAACCCAGTGACTCTACCGCATGGCTCAGCGCCTTGGGGGTGCCGGCCTGACGCTGGATCTGCCAGGACAGGGCCACGGTGAGTCGCTTTTCAGACTCGCTGGCGTCGGCATCCCATTCGCTGACACCGCGATCGGCAGCCAGATAAGGAAGAAAATCGCTCGGGGTGTGCAGCGGGTTCATCAGCGCCGGAAACGGGGGCATGACCCGGTCGAGCAATACCCCAAAACCCAAATCCAGCGCCTTTTCCAGCGGTGAACTGTTGGCCGGCAACAAACTCGCGTTGAGGTCACTCATAGCGTGCGCACCTCCACCTCGACACCCGTGCAGTACGGAGCCTCGAACGCCGAGCTGACAATCGGCTCCAGCGGTTCAAGGATCTGCAATTGCGCCGCGCCAGCACTGTGGATGGCGTAGTCGATCCAGCTCGGGTCCACCCGCCCTTCCAGGCGATGGCAGGACTCGGCGTATGCCTGCAGCAGTTTTTGCGCGGCGACCTGGGTGAGTCCGGAATCCGGTCCGGCATTGATCTTGGCGACCACGCGGATTTTGTACGGCAGGATGTGTGCGCCTTGCACACTGACCAGGTCGGTTTCCGGACGGACATCCGGCCGTGCGAAATGTCGTCGAACGCCGTCCAGCAAGTCGGTAGACGGCGTGCCATCGCCTTCCCGCGCCAGGACGGTGACCATGACCTCGCCAGGTGCGGTTCGCCGCCCATTGCCATCCTTGACCCGCACCGCATAACCGTCCGGGTCGAAGGTATACGTGACCGTGACCACGCCCGGCGTCGCGCTCTGCACATTCACCGCCGGGCGTTCGCCAAGGGTGAACACTTCGCGGCGGTACTGCATGCGCGAGCCGGCAGCCGGGGCGTGAGGGGCGAGGTAGTAGCGCAACCGGGCATCCTCGTCGCTTTCCAGGGTCGGCGGCACCGGCGGGAATGCGGCGGAGTCGCCGGGGTCCAGCACCTGGCGCTCCAGGCCCATATCGGCCAGGCGCGCATCCAGATTGCTGCCGGTGGCCCACCACGCCAGCATCTGCTTGATGCGGGCGTTGTATTGGCGCTCATGGGTTTGCAGACGCACGCAAAAGGCTTCCAGGGCCAGGGTCAGCAGTTCGCTTTCGTTGTCGAGGCTGACCTTGAGTTTGGCCGCGCTTTGCGGCGCGCGGGTGGCAACGTAGTCCACCACGAACGCCTTGAATTCGGCCAGCAAGGGTTCGAACTCGTCCACCGCAATGATGGCCGGTTCCGCCAGCTGGTTCTGGCCGGGGATCAACATGCTCATGTCACGACCTCGAAGGTTTGTTGGCGGTTTTTCCAAGTGCCGGAGAACCGCAGCAACAAGCCGGCCCCCTGGCGAGTGGCGACGATGACCTGGGGTTGAAAGTCGCCGATGCCGTTCTGCGCGTTGTAGAACGCCTGGGCGGCGTGGCTCTGCGCAAGAATCAGCAGATCATCGCCAAGGTTCTGGCCCAGCAGTTGCGGGACCCGCGAGCCGTACAACGGACGCTTCTGGCGAGTGCCCAGAGGAGTGGTGAGCGCTCGGGTGGCGCGCTGCACGAATTGCAGCCAGTCATCGACGGCTGCCCCGCTGTTTCGGTCGATACCGATCATGGGATGTCCTTATCGGGGGCTGATGAGACGCCCTTGGTGGTCAACCACCGGGCCGCTGAAATGGGCGCCGCCGGCGTCGAGCAACAACGCGGTGCCGCCGATTTGCAGGGTGATGCCCTGGGCGTTGAGGATCAGGCCGCTGGCGCCGACCCTGGCCTCGATCTGCTCGCGCGAGCCGCTAAACGTGGTCGGGCCGTTGACCCAGTTGAATGTGTGGCTGGCGTCGTCGTAGTCGCTCTGCGTACCGTCCTGATGACGGCGCCGGGTTAACGACGCAACGCTGGAGACCGGCGGAAACAGGCTGCTGTTGAGCCCGAACAAGGCCACCGACTGCGCGCCGCCTTCGCCACCGGCATAGTTGAGCAACAGGCACTGCTCACCCACCGATGGAATGCGCGTTTCGGTTTGCGCACCAGCGCTGGGATTGAAAAAACGGATCGCCGGCGTGAGCAGATCGCCATGGCTGACCTTGCAGGTATTGGCGGCGGCGTCGACCTGCTGGCAAACACCGATTCGGCAAAAGCTCTCGGCGCGTCGATACAAGTCTTCGAGCTGGCTTTCCATTTCTGCCAGGCGCTCGACAATCGGCCCCAGTTGCATGCGTAAGAGCGCGTCGAACATAAATTACTCCGCCAGTGGCTTGTATTGGTCAGGGTCATTGATGTTCATGACTTCCCAAGTGCGGGCAAACAGAGGTTGGCCTGTAGGGTCGTTGAGCAACACCGGCCCGATGTAGAGGGTTTGGGTGAAGGAAACAGCCCAGGTGTCGTAGTCCGTTTCTGCCGCAGCCCGCGAAGCAGGAGCGGCAACGATATTCGTCGGCAAATCGCACTGTGCCTGGGGCAGGTTCCAGCGGTTGTCCAGCACCAGGTCCATCAGTTGACTGGCCAGGTCGCAGGCGTCGAACGGCAAGGCACCCGGTGCAACCATGGCCTTGAGCGAAATGGTCAGCGCGTGTGCCTTGCGCCCTTCTGGCGAGCGAACGCCGGGGCCGTTGCCCTCGACCGTGACCAGCACGCCGGTGTTTACGCCGCCGCCCTGAAAGTCCTGATGGCTGCCGATCTTCAGGTCGGGGAAGGCAGCGTGCAGCGCCTGGCCGATGGCTTGCGGCAATTGGGAGGGTTTTTCGATGAGCATCATGTCAGTGGCTTCCTTGCAGCAATTAACGCGGATCCTGGCGCGGGCCTTCGTTGATCCCGATACGTTTGGCCGCCCAGCGCTCGTAGAGCCCGATGGCTGCGTCGGCGCCGGCCATGGCGGTCAGGCATCCGATGGCGCCGGCCGTCCAGATCGACATGCCGGCGGCGTAACACAGCA